TCCTGTGTATTGCATTAAATCACTAAACCATTCTCCTAGACCAGTTTGCATATTATGATAATAGCCATTTCCTTTTTCATCAAAACATATAAAATCATGTGAGTTATTCAAATATCTCATTTTTTTTAAATCTTTATCATATACTCTAAATTTTATTTCTCTATTCATTATTCCTCCACCGTAGTCCTTTCTATTCATTGGCTTTAAAATTATATATTGGTTTAATTATTTTAATAATATCTACTGTATCTCCAATATTGTCAATTATTTCTTGCATAGGTTTATAAACAAATGGTGCTTCATCAATTGTATTTTCATTGACTGATGTTGTATAAATATTTTTCATACTTTCTTTATATTCATCTAAATTAAAAGTTTCTTTTGCTTGCATTCTTGACATTATTCTGCCTGCTCCATGTGGTGCTGAGCAATTCCAGTCATCATTGCCTTTCCCAATTCCAATAATACAGCCATCTCTCATATTCATTGGTATTAATACCATTTCACCTTTTTTAGCAGATATAGCGCCTTTACGAACAATATTATCTTCAAATGATATATAATTGTGTATTGTTTCAAAACAATCTATATAATCTAAATTCATTTTACTCATAATAATAAAGGCTATTTCTTTTCTATTTTCAACTGCAAATTCTTGGCATATTTTCATATCGTGCAAATAATCTTCTCTTAATTTTCCCTCTAAATAGCACAAATCTTTTGGTAATTTTGTTTTCCCTGCATATTTTTTAGATATTTCGATTAATTTATTTTGTATGTCTTTTTCTTTACCTGACACTTTATATTCTTTTATAATCTTTTGCTTTTCTTCTTTCATCTCATCTTCATAAGAACAGTATTTAATTGCTTTTTCTTGATAAATTTCAGCAACTTGTTTACCTAGATTTCTTGAGCCTGTATGTATTACTAAATATTTATTATCATTTTCATCAACATCTATTTCTATAAAGTGATTTCCACCACCTAAAGTTCCAAGAGAATTATTTAACCAATCTATTTCTTTTAATTCTTTATAGCATTTCAAATTACCTATAAAAAATGGCATTTTAACAAATTCATGAATATTTCTCCCACTTGGAACATATTGCCTTATAATTTTATCTAATCTTTCTAAATCTAAATCAATATTACCCAATTCAACGCATAACATACCACACCCAATATCAACACCAACAATATTTGGTATTACTTTTTCCCCTAAATTTCCAGTAAATCCGATTACACAACCTTTTCCTGCATGAACATCTGGCATTATACGAACTTTACTATTTTTAAATGTTTCTTGTTTTAATAATTCATTTATTTGATTAATTGCTTGTTCTTCTATATTTTTAGTAAATATTTTCAAATTCATAATATCATTCCTTTCTTTATTTTTCTGGCATTTCATATATATTAAAATTATCCATTGCTAGACTTTGTTCTATGCAACTATCTTTTGGAAGTTTACAATTTTCTAGTATATACATATTTTTAATTTTATATTGTATTTCATTTAATACTTCAATGGCTCTTTCTTTTGTTTTGTATGTTCCTAATAGTTCATAATTTCCATTAAGTGCAACATTGCAAATTGTATATCCTTCATATTCCCATTCATTTTTTTTATAAAATGTTTTTCCTTCCATTATTGTTAAAAACCTTGCTTGTAGTAAATTTGTTTTTGCTGTGCTTCTAATCCATAATTCCATATTTTAATCCTCCTATTTTGTAAATTTCCAGTTATTTATTTTTATGTTATTCTTTTTAGCATATAGTAAAAATGCTTGTTTCTCCGCTTCATTTCTAAAACCTATCAAAATACTTGGTGGTGTTGGTAAATATTCTTCAGTAGGTTTCCAGATATGTAAGCAATGTTCGTGATTATTAACATAATCTTCTTTTCTTGGATGATACTCAACGCAACATTCATCTTCACCCCAAAATATGTCTTTCATCATACACATTTGTTCCCAACTTGGAGTTTTACTTGGCATACTTACTGACAAGTGTTCCCATCCCATTTGGTAACTAAATATGAAGTTAAGTTTTTTATTATTAAATCTATCGTAATAATAACCGCCCATTCCATCATTATCAGCTTCCGCTTTAATGACTAAATTAGGTGTTTTTTTAATTTCTTCTATTGGTTTCATTTAATCACGTTCCTTTGTTAATTTATTAAAATAATCTTTTTTATTATCTCCTAGAGTATTCCCATAAACTCCATCAACAACATCAACTAAATAATCTTTAATACTTTTTGTTTCCTTATTGTCTTGTAATGCTTCTATTAATTGTATAATACATAATTTCATATAAGCGTTTTCTTTAACTAATTTTAAATGTTCACTCATCTTTACTCACCCACCCTATAAGCCATTTGCTCAAATTGTTCTTTTGTTAATACTTTGTCTATTTGATAATCAACCAATGTAATAGTTTGTCCTTGTTTATTTTTAGAATAAGTAAATACATAATCTTTATATATTTTCCAACATTGATACATTTTACCATCTCTACCTAAAATAATATCTTTTAATTCTATTAAGTCAATTATGTTATAACTGGCTTTTTTAATTGTATCTTTATTAATATAAAATCCATTCAAAAGATATTCTCTTTCATTATAATCTTTTATTGATGTTATTTTGTTAATACTTCCACTATAAGTTCTATAATACATATTTTCTTTAAGTTCTAATTTCATTATTTACCTCCAGCATTCTCGTATAATCTGTTTTATATTTTCATCAACATTTTTATAAATTCTTTCAAGTATATCTCTTTCTTGTGTATATATTTTTTTATTTTTAACATCATTTAAGGCTTCAATATAACCTTTTAAACGATAAATTTCATTATTCCTTTTAACATCGCTCATAGCAGTTGCATAATTAAAATCATTAAGTTTTTTTAATCGTTCTTTTTTTCTATGAATAATAGTATGTATATCTATCATTATTTATCATCTCCTATTATACTTTTGTATTTTTGTAAAATTTTGTTTGCTAATTCTTCTGCTGTTGGTTCTTCAACTTCATATTCATAGTTATAACTATCATAGTTATAATTCCATTTATTTATTTCATCTTCTAAATAATTTATAAACTCTTTTTGTTGATTTTTAAATTCTTTATTATCTTTAGTAATTTGGTTTATAAAATCTCTTGTTTTATTTTGTGCGTTGCCTATAAAAACATATTCTTTAGGTCTTTCTTCAAGTTGTTTCTTTAATTCTCTATTTTCTTCTTTTAAATCATAATTTTCAACATTTAACCTCACATTTGCATTTGACATATCTTCATATTCTTCCCTAGAACAGTCATCAAGTTCATCACACTTATCAGCATATTTACAATATGATTTTGTTTCTAATGCTTCTTTTAACATTCTATTTTCATCAAACATATCATTGTATTTAGCATTCCACATATCTACATCTTTAGATAGATTAGTAATTTCTTCTTTTAACTTTTCATTTTCATCTTTAACCTTTTCAGTACACCACATAGCAAATAAAGTCATATCTTTGGGATTTTCATATTTATCTAATTTTTCTTTTAATTCCTGATTTTCTTGTTGTAATTGTTCAAAATCTTTTGCAATGTGTTTCATATATTCATTTTCTTTTAAAAATGTTTCATATTCTTCATCATATAATTTACATTTCTTTAATATATTTTCTACACTTCCACCATTAATAGAAGCTATTTTTAAATCATTAAAATAATTATCTATAATCAATGAACCATTTTCAATTCTATATTCAAGTTTATTTTTCATTTTGAGACCTCTTTTTCTTCATAAAAGCTATTATCTAATAATGCTCTTACACATTCTAATTTTGTTTTTTGTATTCTCTCAAGCTTTTCTTTCGTTTGTTTTTCTTCAATAAGCAGTCTTTTTATTTGTTTCATACATTTTTCAAATGCTTGTTTTTCTTGATTATTCATTTTGATACCTCTTCTAAAACTTTATAAGCCCATTCGTAAAAAGTTATATCTATTATTTCTTTATCTCTTTCTCCTAAATAACGAGAACGATAATATACCCAGCCTGTTTTAGTTGGATAAGCATAATAATAATTATCACATCTTTTGCATAAAACTGGTTTATTTATGCTAGTATCAAATTTAAAATCAAGAGGTTCATCTTGATAAAAACCTAAATCTATTAAATTCTGCTTTTTCATTTTGACACCTCTTGTAATATATCTATTAAATTGCATATTCTATCTGACAATTGACTATTAGATAAGGTACCATCTATATTGGCTAATTCTAATACTGTTTTATTAATAATTTCTTTTTGTTTTTTACATTGTTGTTCTGTTTCATTTAACAATTTGGCACATTGATTATAGCCATAAATTAACCAAGTGTAAGTTTCTTTATCTTCTCCCACTAGTTTAGCCCCTAACTCATCAACTCTTTTCAAATAGTCTTTAATTTCTTTTTTATCCATATTCTTACTTCTCCTTTTTCCAGTATATTTTATAAATTCTTTTTGTGTCATTTTTTTTTTAATCTCCCTTGACATTTTTTTTTTTAATAATTTAATCAACTTCTATTTTGGTATTTTTAATATCATTTAAAAGTTCTTTTATTTTGTTTAACTTTTCTATAAATTCTTCATATCCTACAAGTTCTATAGATATTTTTATACTTTCTTCTTTCATAAGTCCTCCTTTTTACGTTCGTATGTGATACGAGCCTTTAACGCTTTTCCATTTTTAGATACCCCTATAGCATGTATTATACTTTCTGTTATGATGATTGTATTTGAAGTATATATAATTACCCTTAATATTGTATTACCTATAAACAAATTTATAGTTGCTAATATTAATGCGATTGTTACAATACCAAGTCTTGTCTTACAGTTTAACAAAGGAATATTAATCATATGAGTTTTTTTAGCAAAGTTGTATAGTTGTTTATATGTATATTTTTCACTTGTCATTATTGGTTTGTTAACATTACAAAAATATACATCAGGGCCATTGTAATACTTATATAAAGCCCATTTATCTGGTTTATTTGGTTCAACGCCAACTGATAAATGATAATCGTATCCTAACCATTTTCTTATCTTTTTATACTTGTCCATCTTCTCTCTCCTTATTCAAACATTTGATAACCCCATTTACTAATTCTTTTACTTTTTCACCTGTAATATCGTAACCGCTCAACCTCAATTTTTCTTGTATATATCCACCAAGTTTAATACCATCGGTTCTAAATCCATAACTAGACCAATGTAGGATACTTACAAATAAATCATCGGCTTTAATTCCACCTTGAAATAGACCATATTTCTTAATTCCTAAAGTGAAAATGATATCAAAGTGAGTGCTATCTTCATCAGTCCAACCAATACCTACACTTTCACCTTTCATTAAATGTTTTGCTATTTCAAAATAAGTATCTTTACCATTAATTACTTCACCATATTCATCTATATTCATAATTTACATCTCCTTTATATAATCTAATAAATCTTGTATTTTTCTATCATACCCATAGCATTTCTTTGCTTTTGATTTTAATACTTTAACTTTGTTTAATAATTCTATAATTTGTTCTTTTGTCATTAATTACCACCTAAAATTAAATCACTAACTTTATACTCAAGTTTATTGTTATTTCTTGTTACATTATTTATGTATCTACGAGTTGTAGCAATAGATTTTTGGTGTAAAACTTGTTGAATATCAACAATATTAGCACCACTATTGTAACTAATTGTAGCCATTGTCCTTCTTAATGTATGACAAGATACCCAATCTTTTTCTATTCCAAATCTTTTAAATATGTTTTTAACAATTAATCTAATAGTTTTATTTGATACTCCACCACCATTATTGTTATTACTTGTAGAAACAAATATATAACCACTTGTTCTTTCACCAATATAGTTTTTAATATCATTTAAGACTAAGTTAGATACCTTAACATATTCACTTTCATCATCTCTTTTTTTGCATTTAACAAATAATACAAGTTCATTATTATAAAATTTTAGATTTTCTATTTTAGCATTTGCTATTTCATTTGCTCTTAATCCTGTAGTTAATGCTAATGAAAAGATACATTTTTCTCTTAAATCAGTTAATGAATTATATATTTCTTTGCATTGTTCTTCACTTAACACTTCTGATTTAGGAATAGAACTACATTTTAAACTTTTAATTCCTTTTGTAATATCTTCGTATAAATGATTAGCCTCTAAATACTTAAAAAATAGCCTTGTAGCAGTTAAATAGTTGTTTATAGTATTAATAGACTTACTTGTCTTTAATTCCTCTCTAAATGCCCTTAAATCGTTTCTAGTGGGGTTTTTAATGTTATTTTCGTTTAAATAATTCAAAAAATTAACAATTCCACACTTGTAAGTCTTACTAGAACCTTTTTCTACATCTAAATATGTTAAAAAGTCCTCTTGTACTTCCCCAAAATTAATATTTTTCTTTGTTAAAACTTCATTTATCATATCATTCTCTCTCTTTCTGATATTATTGTACTACATAATATTACATAAGTCAATAAAAAAGATACTATTTTTTAGTATCTTTATCATTTTTTTCATTTGTTTCTTTTGATTTATCTTTTGTTGTTGCTTTTTTAGCAGTTTTTTTTGTTTTCTTCTTACTCTCTTTTAAAAGTTCTTCCATTGTTTCAGTTACTATATCATCAATACAACTATTTATTTCTTCTTCCATTTCTTTTTCAAATTTTCTTTGTTTTGCTATTTTAAATGGTGTTGAAATAATGGCATAAAGAACTAAAATTAAGAATAAGATACCTACAATTAAGCCAACTATTGAAAATGTTTTTGTCAATATTTCTATCATTTTTATCTCCCTCCTTTCTTGTTATTTTAAAATGGGAAACAACTATTGTCAATATCATCTTCTGCTTCACTTGTTTCCTGTCTATATTCTTTTAATGCAGAACTTGTATCTTGACCTACTACTTCAAAATCAGTAATAAATATACCCCATATTGGATTATATTTGTCATTTTTGTTTTCTCTAACTATTTCAAAAAAATCTTTAATTTTTATTTTAGTTCTGTTTTCGATAATTACATCCTTTTTAAATCTAACTTCTTTATAAAAATATTCTTCCGTTCCATCATATTTTTTATTTTTTATTGATAATTTGTAATTTACGTATCCAGAGTTATCACTTCTAAATATCATAAATACATCACCAGCATTTACTTTGTATCTTCTTTTTTCTTCTTGCATAATTATTTATCACCTAAATTTTCATTGAATTTGTTCATCCTTTTATAGATTTCTTCTTTTTTTGTATCTATAATTTTTATTTTTTCTATAAATTCATCTTTATTGTGGCAATTATATATTTCTCTATAGTCTTTTGCCAAACTATTGATTAAATGTGTTGTTTCAACATCTTTCATAGGTGTTTTAGTTCCATCACTAGCAATATACATAACTTCTTTAGTTTCCATTATTTTCTACATCCTCCTTCTTTTTTCTAGTTCTGTGTTTTTTATTATTTAATGTTTCAATTGTTTTTAATAATTGTTCATTTTCTTGTTTTAAACTAGCATTTTCTAATTTTAAATGATTATACATTTCCTCTCTTACAACTTCTGCTTTTGCTTTATTTTTTATATCATTATCATTTCTTCTATATTCAAGTAATTTGTCTTGTAACATTTTATTTTGTTTTATCAAGTTGTTCCACGTTTTCTTTTTTATTATTTTTAACATTTTTATCAATCCTTTCTATTTTTATATTTAATGTTATTTTATGGTAATCATCAGAACATTCCAACCAAATTGAATCCATGAACTCAATTAAGTTTTTCTTTATAATATTTTTTTCTTTATCAAAATGATTAAATAGTGTATCAATTAATTTTTCTTTCATTATTTATCATCTCCTTTGTTTATATGTTGGTGGCAATATATATATTTACTATTATCGTTCATCATTTTCAACAAAAATTTATTTGTTTCTTCTTCACTCATATGTGAATTTAGAACTCTTTTTTCGTATATGTATTCTCCGTTTAACTCTTTTTCTTCTATTCTTTTTTTTATTTCTTCTTCGTTGTAATTTTTTTCAACAAAATAATAATCAAGCCCTCTTAAACAGTCTAAATAATCAAGTTTATATGTGTCTGTTGCGTAATATACTTTAGTTGGTTTTAAATTTATTAAATATGATGTATTTGGTATATCATGGTATGTATCTATAGGTTTTATTGTAAATAACCCCAAATCATATTCTTTTAAATTATCTAAAACAAAAATGTTTTTTTTGCTTATTCCCAATTTAACCAATTCTTCAACTAACCAATTTCTACATATGAATTTTAATGTAGGTTTATTAAATGATAATTGCTTAATGCAACTTTTATTAAAATGGTCTGTATGTGCGTGTGTCAAACATACAACTTTTAAATTTTTCAAGTATGATTTAATTTGTTTATACGATATTCCCATATCTATTGCAATATAATTATCGATAATTATACAATTGCCATTAGATGAAGAAGAAATCACTTTATAATTCATAATATTTCCATATATAACCATAGGCTGTTTTACAATGTTTCCTTTTTTTACAACATGCAGTAATATTCCCTCTTTTTTTAAAACCACAAACTCTGCAAATTTCCGCTGAACTATTCCAAGTTTTGATAAAGTTACCATCTAAATCATATTGGTTAACTTTTTTGCATCTTGAACCATAAGCATTGTTATAAGCAACGGTACACCATTCAAGATTTCTAACTATATTATCAGTTTTGATTTCGTTTTTATGATTTATGCAAGGATAGTTATTTGGATTTTCTATAAATGCTTTTGCCACCAAATAATGCCCCCTTTTATGTATCACATTTCCATTTAATGATAAACCTATTTTCACATATCCATCTTTATCAAAGGAACATTTAAGAATTTTTTCTTCAATTTTTTGATGCCTAATGTATTTACATCTTAGATTTGCACCAATAAATTTAATTTCTCTTTTTAGTGATTTAACCCTACCATAATTAGATATTTGATATTTGCCTTCAAACCCTTTTATGTCTCTAAATTCTTCGTTTAATAATGGTGTTAAATCAAACCATCTTTCACTATTTGGTTCAACTTGTTCAAATTTCATAATTATTCAATATCATTTAAACCCATTTTTTTAGGTTCTTCATTATCTTTGTTGTATATTTCGTTTTCATTAACAACATATCCCTTGCTATCTACCTTACTAACTGATATTTCATCACTATCTATTGCTTGACCTAAAGCATTATTAATTCTTCCACCAAACAATGTAAATAATTCTTTTGCGAGTTCTTTTACTACTTTAGTTTTTACCATTTTTATTGGCATACTAGCCCATGGACTAAATGTTGTATTTGCACTTGGTGATACTTTTTTTATACTATCTATATCTTTTTTGCTCATATATATAGTTTTTTCAAACCCGTTTGCGAACTTAATATAAGCATAGGCTCCTTCTATATCATCATATTTATCACTTGTTATTTTTGGGATATGTTTAAGTTCTTCGGTTACTGGATTAAAATTAAATTCATCTCCTTTAAACACAACATTATTTGTAAATCTAACAATTTCTGCAGGTTTGATAAGGTCTATTACTTTAAACCACCCTTCCTTTTTCCTAATAACAACTGGTTTCCCTTTAAATGGTATAACATCATAGTCTGTTCCTGCTTCACAACCAACCATTGCTTCTTTTAAAACACCATATAACATTTGCATTTTGGATTTATTATCCATTTGCATTAAATCTTCTCTATTGGCAATATAAAATCCCGCACTGTTTTTTATTCTTTCAATTGCAACATTATTTGGCAATAAAGAATTATTTTTTAAAACCAATTTACCAATGGCATTTTCTATGCCTGATTGGTCTATTATTTTGATATAATTTTCTTCTTCATTTTTCACTAAACTATTTTTATTTTCCATTGTTTATCTTCTCCTTTTCCAATTTATTTAATATTTTTTTAACATCATTAATTATTGAGTTATTTCTCATTTTTTTATCATTTTTCTTAATAATATCAATTAAGTATGCTATGCAATATTCGACTTCTTTTGTATTTGTTTTAGTCATAGAAGATGAAACTTCAGCAACTAAATCATCATTATCTTGTTTTAATTCATATTTAATATGTAACATATTTATTTATCCTCCTCAAATAATCCTAATTCCTTTAATGTGTATTTTTTTTCACTTCTCATGCCTTTATACATAGTATTTTTTACAAAATTAGGTAAAGATGCAGTATCACCATTGTTTAAATCTATCTTAATGTAATCTTCACCAAAATCATTGTTTTTTATAACACTTATAACTCTATCTCTAAAAGGTCTTATAACATTTTCTAAGTATCTTTTTTCAGCATTATCAAGTATTTGTTTATTTTCTTCTTTTAAACTCATAATTTCTCGCTTTAAATGTACTATTTTATCTCTATTACTTATTGTTTTAGAATATAATTTTTTATTTATATTTTCTAATTTATCAATTTTACTTTGTAATTCTGATTTTGTAAGTTCTACTATTTCAAATTTTCCATTTGGATATTCTGCAAAATATTCTATTCCCACTCTAGTACTATCTCTATGTTTTAAAATTTTTATTTTAATACCATATTTTAAAATCGCTTTTACTTCTCCCAAATACATATCCTTATTTGTGTACCAATAATCATCACTTATACCTCTTATTTTATCTCCTACTTTAAATTCCATTTTTTTGCCTCCTATTCATATTCAATGTTATTAACTTGTAAGAAATGTTTAAATTCTTGTAATTTATCTTTTAATAATTTTTGATATATTTCTTTAGTTGTTTTTATAGTGAATGAAATTTCCAAATCATTTTCATTATCCACTTCTTCATCTATTTCGACAGGTGCAGAACATAAAGTTTGAACATTTTGAATAACTTTTTCTTCTTCATTAACTTCTAACTCTACTTTTTCTTGTTGTTTTTGCATTTCTTCTAATTTTTTATGCCTATCGGTGATAGTTATTTTTGCCTTAGTATAATCATAGCCATTATTTTGATATTCAAGTAAAATTTCATCTCTAAATTCTTCACTTGAAATAGCAACCATATCATTACTTACTTTTTCACAATATTCTACTATTTGTTTTTTTAGACTGTTTAAACTTGTAGATAAGTTAATTTTAATTGGTATGCTATCAAAAGTTAGTATATTTTCAACATGATAATATAAAGCATATTCATTAAAAAACACTACTAACTCATCAACTTTATTTTGAATTTGTTTTGTTTCAATAGTATTAATTGTGTTTGTTAGTTTAGTAATTCCATCATCAAGTACTTTCAATGTTTTATCTTTATAAATGTTTTCAAATTCTTCGTAAGGTTTTTGAATAGCCTTTTTTACTTCTTTTCTTTTTGTTTCTAAATCATTTTTCATTGAACTTAGATATGTTTTATATTTTTTTACTTCTTGTTTTTTATTTTCTTGTTCATCATCACTTAATTTTGATATCTCATTAAGTATTTCATCTATATCTTTTGTTTTATCAACAACTATTTGATTTACTTTATCTAATTGTTGATATATTTCTGGTAATTGTTTTATTTCAACAATTTCATTAACATTAATTTCTTCCATTATTTTCCTCATCTTCCCTTTCATCAATAATAATGTCTTTCAACATATAATTTTGTTCTTTTGTTGTACCATATAATTTGCATTGTCTTTTTACCCATAAAATATATTCCTCTTTACTTTCAAAAAAGCATTTAAACATGGCAATTATATTTTTAAAATCTTCAAAAGAACATATCTTTTTTTCAAATTTACTATCTAACCAAAAAGGTTTATCCATTACTATTCTTTGCATAATTCTATATTCCTTGATATTTTATACCATTTATTATCTTTCCTTATTTTGTCATTACAATAAAGACTATGATTTATATAACTGTTAGGTTTATCAAAGTACTTGGCACATTCTAAAGTTGTTTCAAATATTTTTATAAGATTATTATTCATATCATACATATATACTTTCTTATATTTACCCATTAACTACCATTTTGTATAATCACCAATTTGTTCTTTAATTAATTCTTCTGCTGATTTTGGTTTATAATAATCTCGTAGTTCAATTTGTTGTTCCATATATTTTTCTTGTAAATTATAATACATTAACACCAAATCTTCACATATTTGTTGTATCTTTTCCTTAGAAATTTTACCATTTGTATCATAAGTTTTCCCAGTTATTTCACAAATATCTTCATAGTAGTCTAATTCATTTGATGAAATCATAGTTTTTCCTTTACATCTTTAATAATTTTACTAGTTCTAGCACCACTTTTAACTTTCATAGTTTGAGTTTTTCTAGGTTTAGAACAAGGTAATTCTTTAATAATAAATTTATTTTTCTTAAATTCTGCAAATTCTTTAGCAATATTTTCTTTTTCTTGTTGAATTATCTTTAATTGTTCTAATGTATCTGTTAAATCTTTCTTTAAATCTTTAAATTGTTCTCTTAATTTATCTTTTCTTTTAGATAAATCATTATATTTTTTAACAATTTTATCTTTATCTTCTTGTATAGTATCAATTAATGCTGCTAAACTTGAAATTTCATTATCTTTTTCTTTTAATGACTTTGCCAAATTATCATTGGCTTGTTTAACAAGTTGTATTTCCTTTTTTGTATCATTATATTCATCTTTCAAAACCACCCTAAACTTTTTAAACAAATTCATATATTATTTCTCCTTTTCTTTTTGTTTAATTGGTATTAATTCGATTTTATCTTTGTAGACTTTCATATAAAATTGATAACCATTTTCCTTTATGAAGGAACTTGGTATAATCACTCTATTTTTCTCTTTATCTGCATTTTTTTGTAAAATCAAAAGTGGTTCATTTTTGATATTCATTACAATCCTCCTCTCTCTATGTTTTGTAATTTAAGTATACCACAAATGTACCACCTTTGCAATAGTTTTATTTGAAAAAAGCAAATTAATATGATATAATATTATTGTTAGGCAAGAAAATAGTTATAAGATGTGTTAATGCCTTATGATTTTATCTATTTTGGGTAGATAAAGAAAAAAATAACCTTAATTGGTTATTTTTTTGTGCAATAAATATAGTTGTTATTGCAATAGATACGAGTTATATTTTCCCAAAGTTCTACTGATTTATATAACTAGCCTCATAGAACAGGTTGTGATAAATACCTATTACTTATTTAGTATACTATAATGCCATTTAAAAAGCAATTATACTTGTGTTAATATAATTGCTTAATTTTTAAAGAAAGTTTGTGTGTGTGGCTAAAAATAGCCTTTTTTATTATATTTTTTCTATATCGTTAATATTCATTGCAGCCCAGATTTCTAATGTACCTTTTGAACCTCTAGGAGCACCTAAAACTACTCTATCACCATTGATTTCCATAATAGTATATGTTTCATCATATTGAACAAGTGGTGTACCATTGTAATTAACAAGTTTTAAAGGTTTAACTTTATCTCCTATTTCAAATTTTGGTTCTTCGATAGGTTCTTCCTCTTTTGGTTTATTTGCTTCATCCAATCTTCTATTTACTTCTTCTGCAATATAAGGCATTTTACCCATTAAATATTCTCCGGGGCATTGAGTATTAGCAAAGAACCTATGTACAGTAAGAGTTCCATTTTTATCACCAGTCCAATTTAATCTAAAATTGTATCTTTTGCAAATATCAACACATAATTCAATGATATTTTCTAATGTATCATCACTTACTGGGTAAGGGTAATCAACACTACTATTTGCAACTTCCATTGTAATTGCTTCAAAATCGTTTTCTGGGCTTGAAGAAGTCCAAGCACGATTTTCCTCATAAAGGGAACAACATATATCTCCCTTTGTATAACCAATACAATAATTTGCACTTGCTTGTCTTTTTGGATTAGTAAATACTCTTGCTATATCACTTGCTTTTGCTTTTGCAATAACCGAATGATGAATAGTAATTTTACCTATTTTTTTACCATTTCTTCCCTCTGTGTAATTTCCTACACAAGCCTGTATATCACTTGTTGCTAAACTTGATTTTGTATTCATAATATATTCCTCCTTTGTTTTATTATAACACTATTTGTTATTTTTGTTGTAATTTACATTTGAAATTCCTGTAATTGCACCTACGAATGTTGCAATAGCACTTATTGTAAGAATAATAGTTTCAGTATCAAAATTATATATCTTACCTAAAGTACCAATTAAAGTAATTACTGCTGGTATAAACATCATTAAAGCATATTTTAATATGTTGTATACTTTATTACTCATTTTCATTTGCTATTCCTCCTTTTCTATTTTTTCTTCAACATATAATTCATTTAATTTGCTTTCATCAAAATTATCTGCTAAAAAGATTACTGATGCATAATATGGTTCTATCTTATTACCATTTTCATCTTCTCTAGGTACATCATCAATACTTCTTATATGTTTATTTGTATCAGCAATTAATATTTTCTTTGCTCCGTAAGTTCTTATTTCCATTTTATTTCTCCTTTCTAATTAATTTACCTTTTCCCAATGAAAGCCACCACAAGTTTTTCTCTTGCCTAATAACACTCGTGATATATCGCTTTGAGAAATATTCAATTTTTTACTTGCTTCTGTAAGAGAATTGTATATAATATTTGTCTCAATGCATTTAACTTTTATTTTTTGCTTTTCAACTGCTAATAATAATCTTCTCTTTGCATTTTCTTTTTGCTCTTTTGTATATGTTTGAACACCTTTCTTACCTTTATTCCAAGGTTCTCTACCAATATTGTTTTCTCTTAATATTTTTATTATTTTTTCTTTTTCTTCCATTGTTTTATTTTCCCATAATTGTCTCATTGCCTTTTTCCTTTTATCACTTGAAAATCTTCCTTGTTCAATCGAATGATGAACATTTTCTTTTGGTGTTACCCATCTTAAATTTTCAACTCTATTATCTTTTGTATTATTATTGATATGGTCTATTTGAGTTTTGTAAATATCATTATTGGGAATGAAAGCATTAGCAATTAATCTATGTAATAAAGCCCTCTTTCTAACCCCATTTTCAAACATATTAACTCTTATATAACCTTTTTTTAACACTTCTAATTTAGGATAAGTAATTTTGCCATTTATGTTTTTTCTAAAACCTCCTAAATTACTTACCTCATAATTATTATTAATTTTAACCCAATTTTCCATTATTCCTCCTATGTATAATCATACAATATTTAGAATAATTATGCAATATGCAATGCAACTTAACTAATTGACCACCCGAATTGTTGTGCCTGTGCTAAGGCTTGTTGTCCTTCTTCTGATACAAGTTTAGCCAAATTTGTACTTCCTAGTGTAATTGTTTGTGGTTTAACTCCTTTTGTAGCAATATCATATAAATTGGTTAATACATTTATTATTGATTGTTCGGTTAATTTAGTTGAATAATGTAAATCTAATTTGTAATTATAATAGTTTTCACTTTGCGATGTCGAATAATTTTGCCCTAAATTCTCAAAACCACCAATGGTTGTTAAATTACTACAATATAATGTCATACTTGAAATATTGCTTGCTCTTTGGAAATTTAATTTTGATATAGATACAAGTGAAACACAACCATTAAATGAATAACCAAAATCTTGTATATTACTAGTGTCCATTTCTGGTATTTCTTTTAAATTAGCACAGTCTTTAAATCCATTATACATATTAATCGTACCACTTAAGTTAAAATTTGGGATTTTTTGTATATATCTTTTTATTTCAAAAACTCCACTGCCTTGTTGTATAAAGTAATCCCAAATATCAACACCACTAGTAGCAACTTCTACTTCACTATAACCATCTAAATTATCATTTATCGCTTTATATGTTCCGTTTGAAGTTATTGTTTTTGTACCAAGTACCTTTTCTTTTATATTTACTTTAGCACTTGCTTTATCATTAACATCATAAGTTCCATTTTGAGTAAATTCTATCTCACCACTTGGAACTATATACTCATTGGGGATTGCTTGTACTGTTACTTTTGATAGACCTGTAAAATCTTTATCTGGTTCTATTATTTGAGTTTCTTTAGTTGGTATAACTTCTTTTTCTTGAGTAATTGGTTTTAAAACTTCAATTGTTTTACTTAACTCCCCAGTAAGAACTTTTTCTTGGCTAATATAACCAGTTAATTCTTGTGCTTCTATCATTTAATATCACTACCTTCTGGGTATAAAATAAATTCTTTAGCACCATCTTCATCATAACCAATTATTGTATTACCATTCAATTGAATTTCATACCAATATGTTACAGGTTTATTAATTAACTCACCAATAGTTAAATCTTCTTTATCAAAATAAATTTCAATTTTTTTAGTTTCAACTGCAGCCTTATATTCTTTTAATAAAATAGCATTTTCGTTCAATTTATTTGCTTCGTATACACCAAATTTTACAATATCTCCAATTTGAAAAGTATAACTTTCTAAATCAGAAGTTGGAATAGAAAAAGAAAAACTTTGGTTTTCATCCCCTCTATTTACTGATATGGTTTTATATAAATTATCTACTTTTAGCATAATATTCCACCTTTCTATAGTAATTATAACATAACTTTTAAATATCACAAAAAAATACCAATAAATGGCATTTTTTGATAATTAATTCAAGGAGGTAAATCAATGAACTAAAAAAACCCATATCACATTGTAGGAATTAATCAACATTGTGATATGAGAAATGATATGCTATTCAACACCTAGGATTATTTATCACATATCATGGCATTGTGCTTTAGTCTTATTTCCACACGGGAGAATAAGCATACTTATTAGCACACATTAAGTAAATATAAATAGGAATTGAACCTATTACAACTAGTTTTAAACGTTAGCGCACCAGCTATATATTTACTTTGTATCTTTAATAGATACTGTACTAATGATATATATTTGGATTTTCACCAAAATTTCCAGAGCCTACTTAAAGTAACTCTAGTGCATTTATCTTATACTATCGTCAATATCATCAGTACACTACCTACTAGAGATAGTGTTAACAATAGTTAAGGTACTGCAATACCCTATTGTTAAATAAACAAGCAATAAGTTTTACAAAAACTTATTAGTGCCTTATAGACACCATATCAAGTAAATATAGTTTCTGGTGCAAGGATACCCTTGATAATCGTTTCCTTTAAATACAAATCGCTTCCCACACTAGATATTGTGTACTTAAATATCTTTACTTGTATTATTATTCACTAATCTGCAGTTCGTGAAATTATCAATGTACCGATTATATTTACTCAATATGCTACCTATAAAGATAACACCAATTCACATAACCATTTAATCTCAACGAAAAGACTAAATTTATATGCTTCATGTAGACGACTTCGTTCGTTGTCTAGGGTATTAGTCGTTTTCCCCACCTCTAAAATAAGATTCAACACTTAACCTCGAGATGTCAGCCATTAATTCTTTACAAACACAGGATTTTATGTGTTTTCCTATAACAATTTAATAATATAAACACAACCTTGTAAATTGCATTTACAAATATAATATAGCATAATTACTATTAGAAATCAATAATGGAGGTAGTGGAGGGATTTAAACCCCCGAATACAAATTTTGCAGATTTGCCTCTTTGTTCACTTGAGTACACTACCATTTAAAGAAGAAATTAATCTTCTTTTGGTATATACTTGTAGTATTCGTATAATTTATCTTTTACACTATCTTCATCATTTAACCACATATAAGAAAGTTTTAATGCAAGTTCTTCATCTTCTTTTACCAAGTCATAATAATCATTATACATCATGTTTGCCACTACATAGAAATCTATGTTGTTTAAATTATACCCCATTTGTTTCATAGCATTTGTAGTTTCTTCAATAGTCCAGTGTTCTCCTACTGGTTTCATATTATTAACCCATTTATAAGCCATTTCCTCATTTAATATTTTACCATTTGCTATTTCATATAGTTCATCTTTGTATTTTTTATAAAGTTTGGGTTTTTCTTCCTTTAAATCACAAATTAAATCATCCAACATATTAGATAATTCTTCCATATCTTCTTGTTTACCATTTATGATTATTTTATTAATATAATCTCTAATTTTCACTTTATCTCCTTTCTAATAAACTAATTATTTTATTATTTTGGTCAATGATGGTTTCTAAATATTTGTCATTTTGTTCATCAAGTTTACTTCTATTTATTTGTACTTCTCTAGCCACATCATCATTTGATAATTGTTTTTCGTTAAGCATTAAATTATAAATACTAATTGAAAACCCAATTATTGCCATCATATCTAAAAAACCATCATTAAATAGACCATTTTCTTGATTAAATTGATTATACATTAAGCAATTTTAACAACTGTTATTCTACTAAAAGTATAATCTGCTTGTTGACCTGTATTTGTTATGCTAATAGGAATAAAAGGTTTTCCATTTTGACTATTAGTATTATCTACTTCTACAATAGTAGTAAAACTCATACTTTCAGCATTGTTTTCAGCAGTTGCTGGCTTAAATGAAGCAAAGCCATCAGTAATAGCAATACCATTTCTATTTAGTTGCATAGATACAAACTCATTATCTGCACTACCAGTAGCAGTAGCACTAACACTTATTAAATAAAGACCTGCTCTTTTTAAATTAATAGTAGTGTTGTTTTCCCCCATTTCAATAGCATTACCTGTAATCTTAGTAGTAGTACCAAAAGTTAGTGTTCCATTTGCAGGAATAGTAGCACTAAACCCAGTAGCAGTTAATGTTGATTTTCTATAACAATTTGTACATCCATTCATTTTATATTCTCCTTTCTATAAAAATAAGAGGGAACTTGTCCCTCTTTACAATACACTGACAAGTGTTAAATTAAATTTTGTGTGTAAGTTGTGCAACCCATTCCACATCCACAACTTGGGTAAGCATGAAAGCGTCCAAGTTGATTTAAAATTGCATTTGTTTGGTTGTAATTACTTATTTCGGCTTTAGCATCTGATAAAGCAGTTCTTAAACCATCTATATAGTTTGCTTGGATTAAATCTCTTGTTTTCTGATTTTCTTCCAAAATGGTTTTCTCCGTTTTACAGCAGCACTCAGCAATTTGAGATGATAAAGTTTGTGTTTGAAGTGCATTATCATATCTATTTTGCATGATTTCTTTAGATAAACCACAATCTCCTAATTGTGTAGCATATCTATTATTTAAGATTTCAGTTCCTAAAGCATATTTAGTATCTAACAAGTTAGTATTTACATTAAATGTATCTCTAGCCATTAGTCTATTGTCTAAGAACTCTTCACTAATTCCAGCAGCATTTCCACCACCAAAACCGAAACCATTACCAAAAATTCCTGCAATTATCAAAAGAGCGACTATCCAACTCCAGTCAAAAGCCATACTTCCGTTTCCGTTCATTATAACCCTCCTTTCTATAATTTATATCAACATTATTCAATGTTAATACCAACACTTTTTAATTGTTCTTCAACTTTTTTGCTATCCATATTTGCTTTTTGGCAAGCCTTTTCAATAACTTCTCGTTTACTACCGCTAGTTTTCATAATTTCTTCAACTACTGGCATAGCCTGTGCTATCTTAGGATTAGTCTTTGCTAGGTTTTGTATCATGGCATTAGGATTACCACTTGCCATTAATTGTTTTATTAAATTAAGTGCGTTCATTATTTATTCTTCCTTTCTTTTTCTTCCAATTTACTTAATAATTCTTTATTTTGTTTTTCTAATTCTTCAATTTTTAATTGTTCTGGTGTTTTAGGTAGTTCTATTTTATAAGACTTAATATCACCATTTAATTCCTTAATTGATAAAACACCATTTTTCAAGTCTATAAAGGCTGTTTTCCTTTGTATTAGTATTTCATCAGGTTTCTCATTTTCATTTAATATTCTTGCTTCAAAGTCTATTTGTGTTCCATTCGTATTAATAATGTTTTGTATTGGTTGTGTTTGTGAGTTTTGATAGTTTCTTTTTAAATTTTCAAGTTCTTTCATTTGATTATCTATTCTATCAATTGGATTACTATATGAATTATAAGCATTATACGGATTAAACATATCTATCATTTCCTTTCTAAAATATAAAAGAGAAATAGTAATCACACTTGTTTTAAAAATGCTTTAAACTATTTCTCCTTTCTGTAATCACTCTTGTACAAGTTGAGTACTCTTGTTCTTACATTTTTATTCTAGCAAAGAATAAGAAATGAATTTTACTCATTTCTTATATGATTTTTGTAATTTGTATCATGCATCGTTTACTTATTGTTTATTTATCTATTATTTTTGTTTATTTTTTTATATATTTAAGTACATTTATATTGACTTTTTTATATATATCAATTACTTTTTTCTGAAACTAGATTGGAAGCCTAATTTGTTTTTTGGGTACAAAAACCCCTTGAAAAGCAAGAGATTTACATTTTATAACTACTTTTTCCTCAACTGAGTTGTTGAGCCATAAAATGGTCTTTGTTATACAAGTATAGTTATTATTCTGTCCATAACACTTGTATACCCCATTCCAGAAATCCACCAAGATTATTTTTTAGAGTTAGTTCACTTTTCCTAACTTGAAGATAAACAAAATAAAGACCTCTTTTGTTGTACCTAACTTTTTCTAATGCGTGAGCAAAGTTAAACTTCCTAGTTTTTTGATAACGGAGAAACTAGAGCAAAGAAAACACCTTGCATAGCAAATAAAAAAGAATACTTATAGACAAGTAGAGTTTTAAAGCAAACGGATGCTCTACCCATCTATAAATATTCTTCTTATCCGCTTGCTATTTTATACAAGTCAAGTATACTATAAAGAGAAGAATAAATCAAGTAGTTAAATTAAAAAAATAAATATCTTAATAAACCTAGATTTAAGAAAGATTTGTTAAAAGTCATAGAATTACACTAGAAATATAAAAACGTTGCTCTAAATGGCTAAAAATGAGTAATTTGGGCATAAAAAAAGATAACTACAATATCTTCATTATCTTTTTCTTAATTTTGTTTATTTCTTTACTGATTAAACTCTCACTACAATTTTCTTTCATAGCCATTTGAACTATAGACATGTTTTTAATTCTATATTCGAATATTCTCTTTTGAAAATCATTTAGCATTAGTTCTTCACATATTTTATTATATTCTGTTCTCGTAAAATCTAGTTTAAGCATTATTTATGCCCCATATACTTACCACAAACGCGACACCTTCTACGACCTTGTTTGTCTTTTTTGGTGTTAGATTTGCGATATTTGGTTGTATGAGTTGTTTTATTTATTTTCAATGTTGCCATTATTATCTCCACCTATAAAGTTATTATTTAAAGTTATTATTACCATTCTCGGTATTCATATCATAAGTTTCGGTTGTAGTAGTTTCGACACCAATGTCATTAAGAACATATACAAGATACCCAATTGTAGCAAACCACATTCCTAGAATAACTAAAATAATAATAAATTGTCTTTTGCTTTGTTTTTTATAATCTTTGATAAGTTCAAGTGCCAAACTTTCCTCTTGTATTTCTTCTACTTGATGTTTTATATCTTCTATTTCTTCTTTATCACTTTTTATTGACATATCTTTATTCCCCTTTCTTGGTAATATATTATATCACTAAATATTTATTTTTCAAGTATTTTAATCATTTTTGTTGTGGTATTCTCGAATATGATGTTCTAATGCAATATTTATTCTTTCATCCATATCTTTTTCATAACAATCTAGTTTGCTTTCAATTTTTTCAAGTTTATCCATTATATTTTTTAGCATTTGGTCTGTTTGACCTTGCTTATAACTCGTATCACTTGCTTTTTTGTTGTCATCTTTCTTATCATTTCTAAAAAACGATATAACTGATAATATAGAACCTATTATTGCTATTGCTAAAGTTATGTATTGCATAATATCTACCTCACTATTATATTATCATATTATCAATTTTTTGTAAAATATTCGAGTTAAGCTGTCCTTTTCCACATATTAACAGCCAAATATGGTGGAATGTTGTTATGTGAAGAACTAGCGTTTTGCCCACCAATGCTGAATGAGTGGGTATGATTTGCACTCTCGCTTGTCATATATGTATAACCATCGGTATCTTTTGCCAAAGTTGAATTACTTGTTGCTGTTGAAAATGCTCCAGGAGATGAACCATTTGGATATGTATAACCACCCGTTGTAATACTATGTGTATGTGATTGACTTTCATTTCCAGTTGTTATATTTCCCAAATTCTTTTGACCACTTTCACCAGATGTTAATGTATGTGCGAATTCGCCACCTGTTTGATTAAGTTTTAGTGTTCTTGTATCATTGTTTTTATCTGTTGCACTTCCCGTTCCTATCAAAAATCTACCTTGTAATTTTTCCCAAGTACCACCAAATAAAGTTTGTGGGCTTGTATCAGAAACTGACATGTATATTGAGCCAACTGGATACACCAAATCAAGTGTCGCAAGTCTACCATTAGTTTTGCCATCATAGACACCATCTTTATTCCACCAAAATATTGGCTGCCCATAAGATATTGATTTGTCTACATATTCATCAACAAGTTTATCTTTGTAATAAAATCTAAATTCATATTGTTTAGTATAGTCAAATGTGCCTTCAAGTTGAATAATTCTACTTGTGCTTGATGTACCAGAATATACTTTATTACCTTCTAAATAATACCCACCTTCAAGTGAAACACTTTCTATACTATCCCAAGAAGTTGTTGAACCTTTTTCTCTTGATTTAAAACTTAATTTAAGTGTATTTGCAGTATTACCAAATGTATCATTAAAGTAATTACCTTCAAATGTAAGCCCAACTTCTCCTGTTGTAGGTTTAATTCTAAAAAAGTTAATTGGGTCTATTCTTAATCTTACATAATCGACTAATGGATTTGAAGTATTTGTTGTACTAATACTATTTGAGAAACCTCTTGTATCAGTTGCAATAAATGTAAATATATTTGTATCTGCGTTATTAAATGTATATGGGCTTTCACTAACACTTGTACCATTTATAGTATTACTTTTAATTGTTGCATATTGTTTTGGTGTCGAACTCCATGTTATTTGTGCATTTGAAAAACCTTTTACTATTTTAGTGCTTTCATTTGTGCCACTTGTTAATTGTGAAGTAATTGGGTTAATATCTTTTACACTCATACTAACACTTGGTTTAGTTTCATTTTCATTTGCACTAAATGTTGTGTTTGTTGAAGTAGTTCCTATTAATGTGCCACCGTTATATGTATCACAATATATTGTTGCTATTCCAGAAGGTGCATTTGGTATTTGTGAATAAAAATCATTAGGTACAGTCCAACCATAAGAATATTTTATCCCTGTTGCAATTTCACCATTTAAATTACCAAATGAATATCTTAATGTATGAGTAAAAGTATCACTTTTTTGATTAATATTAATTGAGCAAGCACTACCAATAGTAGCACTAGTTGCTGTTACACTTGATTTTCTAGGAATAGTTGGAAGTGATACTGTTGCACTCAATGTTTTATTTAATTTTAAATAACCATTGTATAATGTAGTTTCTATTGTTACACTTGCACTTCCATCATCATTATGTTGAACATATTGTTCTGAGTTAGTTTCTGTAATTGTTTTAGTGCCAAAGTAGTACACACCACTACCTTCAACTGTTGGTGCATAAGAACAAGTAAATTTATAACCACTACCACCAGCAGTACCACCGCTTAATACTGACCTTAATTTTGTATAGATTTGTGTTCTATTATTAGTAATATCTTGATTGCCGATTCTAGCATCAACATAAAAATCTATCCATTGACCAGTTGTAACTTTCCATCTCCAATAAATAAGATTTTGCCATGAATTATTTAACATAACTTATTCCTCCTAATCCCCTACCCAGTATACGCCTGTACCATCTGAGTAATCTTCTAATCTTGACCTACCTTGTAATACAAAGAAATGTTTAACTTCCATATTATCACTTCGCACTACTGTTTGTTTAGTTTCTTTATCATACCCTGCAAATAGTAATTCGGTGTCATTAGCAGCATTATTAACTTTTACACCTATTTCATTTATCCTTGTATTTGTAGGTGCATTTGTTTTCTCATATAACATACCATTTTCATCAAATGTTCCACTTGTTGTTTGTACTATTTCACTTACTATTTTATTACCATTTTCATCATAAAATTGCCCCTTTAGTATTTTATTAACTTCTGTTTTCTTATAAGTGTCAGTTTGAAGTGTCTTGACATTTTCTTCTAATACAAGTACATCACTTGCTGGAGCATAATTTTCAAGCATACCTATTATGTCTTGTTTATTTTGATTTATAGTAACATCAAGTTCACTCGTTTTTGCTGTAAGTGTTTCAACTGTTCCTTCTAGTAAATCAACTTGTGTTTTAACTATTCTTCTTTCAGATATTGGGTCATCTTTAACATTTGTAGTTACTTGTTGTTGTTTAGTTGGTATTTTTGTTTCAACTTTTGACATTATTGTCATTTCATAAGTGAGTGTATTGTTATTTAATGTAGTAAACCTTGCAAGTTCTTTAGAATTAGCATAATTAAGTATATCCCAACAATCTAAAGTAATATCCCCATAATTTTCAATAGTTGCTGAATTAACCCTAAATCCTTTTACTACATTATAAATGTTATCAATAGTAGTTTGGTCTTTTACAAATGGATTATCTTGCCTAATAATTAATGTGTTATAAACTGTACTAGGTTCTGTGCTAGGAGCAGTAAAATTCCTTTTAGCATCAAAATATGTTACTTTCGATATGTAATATGGTTCACTTATAATTGTGGATTTGCATTTTAACAAATTTATAGACACATCTGGTAGTTCTTTATATTTTAATTCTTTTAGTACAAGTTTACCATCTCTATCTATTTTTGCATTACAACCTTTTATTTCGGCTATATAACTAATCCATCTTTTGCCACTTACGGAACTATCATACATACTTGTTTCAATATCACCATTTGTTGTTGGATATTCTCCAAGTTCCACACCACATTGTGTACATATATATTGAAGTATGGTATCTACTGTTGCTTTGCCATCTACAAAACATGGGCTATAATCTATTGCATCTTTAAAGAATGTTGCCTTATCTAGGCAAGTTATTTCACATGTTTGGTGATAATTTGCACCTAAATCATCTATGTGATATATGCCAATAGGGACATATACATAATCTTGTACACTGCCAATATATTGTCCTATTTCTAATTTAACTTCCATACCACTTTTTATGTATAAATTATCTAAATTCCTAAATTTAATAGTTAATTTCTGTGATATAAAACTTCCTAATGTAAATACTTTGTCATTTTTATTTATTATAGGGCTTGATATTACTATTTTGCTAATTTGAGAATTAGGAACTAAATCACCCCCTATAGTTAGTTTTGCTTTATATTGTGATGAACCACTATATGATTTAGCCCTAAATTCTTCTGTTATATCATTGCCATTACTATCTTTTACAATATATGCCATAGATTATTCCTCCACTAATGAAAATGTTAATGCTTCATCTTCTTCATGCCAGTTGCCTTCTTCATCTTTCCATATTCTTTTAGTATCAAATTCTTTATCACTTGCATACATTTTGTGTATGGTTTTTTGTTTTGTCTTTTTATCAGTTAATTCTACATATATCCAATCTGGGCTTATTCTATTTAAAATATAACTAATATCATCATCACTTAATATAGAATATGCAAGTTCAAAATCTTCTACATCATGTCTTACTCTATTTCTATGAGTATAACCCTCTAAGTCAGTAAAGGCATCTTTATCTACATCATGTAAATTTCTATGCATAGAAGATGGAGTAGGAAAATCTTCTAAATCAGTACATGTATAAGTGTGATTTTCACCCTCTACTCCATTATGACCTATTCTTATAAAGTTTTCGTATTTGTTATAATTTCTAACTAATTTTATCATATTTTCCTACCTTTCTATAAATCGTATTGTCTATCTTTTTGTTTTTGTTTAAATGTTATGAAATCTAATAGACCTTCTGTATCTCCTTGTGCAACAATATTTACTTGAACATTTTGGTTTCCAGTTGATACTAGAGCATCTAACATACCTTCTTTGGTTGCTTGTCTAATACCTGTAACAATTTGGTTTTGGTTTGCTACTGCTGTTTTACCATCTAATGTTCCTATCATTTCCGCACCTTTTTCATTTGCTTGGAATATTTGACCTCTTGGAACAAACCCACCTGATGCTTTTTGAGAAAATCTAACTGTAGCACCATTTTGTAAGTTTTCTTTAAAATTTGATTTTGTTTCAACATCTGCTTCTATTTTTATTGGATTACCATAGAAAAATCTTTTAATTTTACCCCAAATACCAGTAGCACTATTCCAAATACTTTCCCAAAATGTAGTCCATTTTGATTTAATTTTGCCAGTATCTTCATCAATGTATCTTGCAATATCTTGATTTTGGTTTTTAAATTCAGCATATACTTTTTGGTGTTGTTCCTCAGCATTTGTTATGGCTTCATCTCTTGCCTTTTTAGAAGCATCTATAATTTTTTGATATTGTTCATCATTAATTATACCAGCCTCTTTTAATTTACTTGCTTCATACACTTGTTGTTCATATTGTTCTTTAGCATTTTTGATAGTTTCATCTCTTGCTTTAATACTATTTTTAATTATCTCACTAGCCTGTTCAGCAGTTAATGCACTAGCATTTTCTTTCATATTAACTAGTATTTTCTTTGCTTCTTCTTCACTAGCACTTAGATTTTTAACAGTATTATCTTTCATCTCTTGTTGTAATTTATTGATTTCATTAACTTCATCTCTTGTTAATGCTCGTTTTTCATCACTTGCTTTATCAAGAATATCTTTTATTTTCTTTGTTTTTTCATCAACTATTTTTTCTTGAGCATCATAATATTGATTAATGCTTTCTTTCATTTCATCAACTGCTTCTTTGCCAAGTGTTTTTTCCATTGTTTCATCATAAAGCCCAAGAGCATTTTCTTGTTGTTTTTTTAATTTGGACTTAATATCAGTATTTAGTTTATCCAAGTTAGTGTTTACTTTTTTAATATCTTCTTTAGTGATTATTTTATCTCCCCAATCTAATTCTTTAACATTTTTTGATATTTCATCAAATTGTGGGATTAAATCACCTAATGCCTCTTTAGTTTCTTTACTAGCCCCTTTTAACACATTCATTTGTTTTATTGCTGGTGTTAATTGTAAATATGCAATACCAACGCCTAAAGCCGCTATTGCTGCCACTATTCCTAACAATGCTCCAGTAGATATTCCTACAACACCTGCTAATGCCCCAAAACCAACAGTTAATGCAGATGTTGAAGTAGCAGTCGCAGCCATGCCAGTTGCTATTGTTCCACCACTTAATAAAGTACCTAGAATTTTAAATAAACCTACTATTTTGATTATTCCTGCTGTTAAACCTACTATTGCTAATATAGAAGTGAATATTGTTCCAAATGTTACTTTAGTAAATTTCCATTCTCCATTTGCTTGTTCAGAAAAACCTAACCATTCTCTTATGCTATCGGCTATCTTTTTGGCTTTACTATTCATTTCATCAAGATGTAAATTATATTCTTTTATTCTAGCAAGCATTTCTTTGCTAATAGAACCACCAACACCTACTCCACCACTTCCACTTGATTTAGTAGGAGTAAGAATGTTATTTAATTTATCAAACCCTCTTAATGATTTTTTTGCTTTATCACTTGCATCTGCTACACCATTAAGACCTTGTTCAAAGTCATCAACATAGCCACTTGCAATACCAAAACTATCAGCCCATGAGCCTACATCTATTCCTAATAATCCCAATACTGAACTTACTATTGTATTTAAAGTCATTAAAATTGCATTTAAATAAGGTAATATAGTGCTTAATATAGGTAAGAATATAGAACTTAATTGTCTTGATAACATAGCCCATTGTTCATGTAATATTTTAACTTGATTTGATACACTATTAATTGTTTTTGCTGCATCTCCATTAGCATTTGCTAATTGTCTTTCAAGTGTAAGATATATTAAAATAGTTTTTTCAGCCCTATTCATCTCATCAATAGATTTTGTAATGCCAAGATTTAATGCTGTTTGAGCAAGAGATGTTTCTGTTATATCTCCTCCTAATGCTCTTATAGATTTTGTATTACCACTCAATGTTACTTGTAATATTTGTCCTGCTCTTGCAAAATCTAAATTATATAATGAAGAAATATCAGTTTGCATTTTAAGTAAGTTTTCACTTAATAATGAACTAGCCTCGCTTGTAATTCCCATAGCACTTGCCATTTGTTTATATACACCTAGTGATTTTGTTAGTGATTTTTGGTCTAACCCTATCATATTACTCATAGTAGATACTAACTTTTTACCACTATTATTAGCATCTCCATAGGCTACATCAAGTAAATTTAAATCTTCTATGTATTCGGTTTGTGCTTTTGTAAGTTTAATCATTAAACTAGTTGCTTCTTTTATTGTACCTATATATGCAATAAGTGAACTTTGTTTAAGTGTATTACTTGCTATTTTCCCCATTTCTTTAAAGGCTTTGTCGGTTTGTTCTGTTTCCCTACGCAATGCCTTTAAATTTTTTAACCCTTTTGCATTGATTTCAATGGTTGTTTGTACACCTTTTTGTGCCATTTTATCTCCTTTCTAGGTTAATATCTAGCCCAAGCATTAAATAATTCTTGTTCCATAATATTAGCCTCTTGTTTTGTTAAATTTTTTGGTTTTTTATTTTCTTTTGCTATTTGTTCATCATCATTTTTGAACATTTTATCATACGTTGGGTATTCTTCTCTTTGTTTAGAGAAAGCATTATTTAAAGCAATGGAAGTTCCTATATAATTAGTATATCCCTTTAACCAAGAATTATATTTTGAAATTTCAACTTCCGTTTTCTTTTCTTCTTCCATTTTCTTTAAATAAAAAATTCGGTATGACCAATATAGTTGAGGGTCATCTTCCCAAAACTCTTTATCAGACATACCGAACATTATAGCACTAGGGTATAACTCATTAAGATAAAATTCAGTAAGAGTTTCATAGTTTTTGCTATTATCTTTACTTAATTTTTGCTTGGTCGTAGCGCCTTCAAGTTTTTTAATTCATTATTTTTAGTAATTAAATTGCTATTAGCATCTTCAATCATTTGAACACCTAATGCAATTAATTGGGCTTCCCCATATTCTTTACAAGCAATGTCATATAAGTTATTTACTTCTTCAATTGAAAATTGATAATCAGTATATAACATTATCCAATAAAGTTTTCTATATGATGAGGATAATAACTTTTCATCTTCACTCATATTGTCTAGTTTGTCTAAACCTTCAAATGGGTTCGTTTCATTTGTTATTTCCTCTACTTGCTTGTTATTATCAAATAATTCCTTATAATCAGATTTTTCTTTTTCTAATTTTTCTTGCTCTTTTCTACTATATTTTTCCCAAGCAACAATTCCTTTTCGATTAAGGAATAAAGTATATTCCTTGCCATTGATTTCTATTACTTCTTTACTAAATTCTTTCATAAATCATTCTCCCTTTCGTTTTATTATTATTCGCCAGTTACTTCAACAGCAATTGTTCTATATGAAGTGGCTTCTCCTGTTGCAGAAACTGCTAATTCTACCATAGCAAATCCTTTTGCTACACCTGTAATTGTTAATTTATTAGCAGCAATTGTAGCAGTAGCAATTGTAGCAGAACTACTTGTTGCTGTTACTGTAGCACTAGGGCTTGTTTCAAGTTGAACTTCATAAGTGCCTTCTTTGTCTACAACAACATCATTTAATGGTGTAGTAATAATTGCAGTAGGTTTAACTAAATCTCTTACATCATCAATTGCATCCTCATCAGCACTTGATACAGTTATGTAAATAGTACCTTGAACAATACCATTAACTGCTAATGAGTTTCTTGAATAAGTAAGTGTTCCTTTATATCTTTCACCAGTGTTATCTGGGTTTCTTTCAAGGAATGTTAATTCTTTTCCTTTTACTTTCTTTAAGGCTCTTACATTATCTCTATGATAGTTAAATGTATATTGTTTAGTATCAGTTCCTTGTAGACCTTCTGCATAAGTATAACCACCATCACTTAAAACTGTTTTATCAACTTGGTCTGGAGCAGTTCTAGTTTCAGGCATTTCACTTACAGGTAATAGTAAACTAAATTTACTATCATTACCTAATACATTTAATGTAGAAAATTTAGAGATAAAACCTTTATCAGTATAAACTCTTTCCATAATTTTTTATTCCTCCTTATTAGTATATACTTTTATTCCAACTATTTACACTTCCACTAAATAGTAATGTTCTTCGTTTAACAGTTATATCCATATATTCACTTGGAATATCACTTTCTCTAGTAAAGCCTATTTCTCTAAAGAAATCGTGAATTAAAAACCTTAATTCGTTGATTATATCTCTAGCACTATATTCTTTACCTTCAAAAATAACATTTTTTGTGTAAATATCGACTTGATATGTTAAATTATTACCATATTCTATTCTATCTAATGTTAAAGTGTTTAAATCATCATTGTTACCATTTTCTCTTATTACGATTACTGGTATACTTTCTTTAAAAAAAGATTGAGGGGTAGTTGGAACTACTTTTATTATTTTCCCAAAAGTAGATTTTGACTTGATATATGTATTAAATAATCTTAATATATCATTTTCAATATTCATTTTATTCCTCCTCAATTTTTCGTTTTTCTATCTATGTATTCTTTAATCCAACTAGATATTTTGACTTCTATTTGTTGTTTTAATTTGTAAAAGATTAATTTACCCTCAAAACCGTTAGTCCAAAATACGTTTCCTTGCCAATCTTTAAAATACCACCCTTTATAGCCATGATTATTGACATCGTATGCCCATTCTCCACTATCTGGCAATATTTCTGTATTTATAGCACCAGTATAACCAATACCATATTCTACTATTTTAGCAAGTGATAAACCTCCAATATAGTGGGCTTTAGTTTCCTCACTCATATTTTTAGTTTCTATATTTACTTCACTATTGTTATATAGAATTATTTTATTACCCTCTATTTTTAACTTATGTTCACTATAATAATAACTTGTATCAAGTTCTTCTTGAGTTGCATAAGATAAGTTTTCAAGAGTAATTTCTTGCAATAATTTCATTGCTTTATTTCCAATAAATTCCATAAATTCTGGTGAAGTTAAACTTTCTTCTATAACTTCTAGTTCTTTTATGAGAGTATCATAACCTGTTGAACTTATTTTAACTTCAAACATTAGTCTTTATCTTCTTTTATATTAATTGGTTTAAAGTTTACTTTTGGCTCTTTTTTCTTTTCAAATTGTTTCCAACCCATATTTATATACATTGAATATAAATTGTATGGAACTTCTTTGATAACTTTATCGCCATCTTCATTTATTTTTTCAATTTTGATTAATTTTTCCATTATTTCCTCCTTATTTTACAAGTTTTCTGATATATATTCTTATACTTGTATTTTGGTTTCTTATAGAATAAATCCTATAGTCTGCATTATCCCCCGGATGTAATTCTTCATCTGGAGTAGTATTCACATAAACCTTATCAAATTCCATAAATTTGAATAGATATTTGGTTTTTTCGGTAATAGATATTACTAACATATCATTAGCAAGTTCTCCAAATTCCCTTATTTCACTATCAGAACTTATAACTTGTACATTAAATCTATATTTAATTGGCTTACTAAATATTTCATATTCATTTAAGTTATTATCTTGCATTGTACCAAGTTTTTTTGAGATATATATAGTTGATTTTACATCATGTATATTTTGTCTATTAACATTATACATTACTATCATCCTCTTTGCTTGATTTTGGAACTCCAATCTTTGGAATTAATTTACTCATTAAGTCTTGTGATAGACCATCAGTTAATTTGCTCCAAGAAAGTGAATTTTCACTATAATTAGTTATTCCTTGTTTATCAGCAAGATTATAAAGTTCTATGCAACATCTTATTTGCCAATTATAATATTTTTTTGGAAGTAAGTAATTACTATAATCATCATAAGGAAATAATGTTTCAAGACATATAGCCTTACTATCTTCTAACAAACTTGTTAAAATTTGCTCCCAAAGTGCATTTGTTTCAAATATATCTTCATCATAAGGTATTCTCAACTTTAACTTTGGCATTTGTATTTGTAATTCTTTTCTATCCATAACATTATCCTCCTTACAATATTATTTTTTTATTATCCTCTTGAAATGATTTGAACAACAGGAATTAATTTGTCGCTAACATATACTTTATTTGAAGTATCATTATTATTAGCAAGTTCCCAGTTTGCACCTTTTTCAAAGTCTGCATTATCTGGTGATAATTTAGAAGTATCTTTGTATGAAATATACATAGGAACAATCATTTCTCTTATTCTTGAAACTAAATCAGTATGACCACCATTTTCAGTAGCCTTTCTATCTAATTCACTAGGTACTTTAACTCCTAATTCTTCAAATTCAAAGAAACCATTTTTAAACATATATGTAATATATTTAGAAGCAGCAACTACATAATCATCTGCTTTAACTCCTGCTGGATAGAAGTCTGCTTTTTTAACATCAGCAAGATTAATTTGTCCTGCAGTAGCACCACTTGCAACTACTTTTAATGCACCACTTGCATCAGCAGTTGAAGCATCATAACCATCTAATACTGGCATTTCATCATCAACGATAACTGTTTTACCATTGTATGTACCAATAGTTAAATCTCTTGTAATACCATCTTTGTCAGTATATTTCATAAATTCAATTAGATTTAAACCTTCTAAGTTAGTTGATACCATTGAGTGCATGAATGATACATTAAGATTTGCTTTGCTATCTCCTAATGCTTTTTGAGATGCTCTATTGCATGCATCAGCAGTTAAATTGCCATCAACTTCGTAAGTATGTTTACTAGCAAAGTCATTTGAACCAGTCATAGCAAAGATACCTTTTAAAATTGAAAGTGTAGTACTTTGTCTTTGTTCTTCCCAATATTCTTTAACTTCGCTAGCCTCAGCCATAAAGTTTTCACCAGTGATTTCAGTTACGAAGTCATCTTCTCCCCAAGCATTTGCTCTACCATAACATATTTTAGTTTGATAGAAAGTATCTCTTGAAGTTGAAGTAATATTAGTCTTACCATCATAGTTTACAGGTGTTCCACCAATTCTTCCTTTAATTGGTTCTACAACAAAGTATCCACCTGCTTGTTCACTCATTTTATTTTTGTATTTATTTACTACTGTAAATAAAGAATTTTTTACAAGTTCATTTTTCTTAGTACTTGGTAGAGTTTTTAAATATCTTTCAAATACTTCATTGTTAAAAATTTTTCCATTAAATTTTAGCATAATTTAATTTTCCTTCCTTTCTTGTTATTTTAAATTTTCAAATTCTACTGGATGTTCATTTATGAATTTTTCTTGTTCAATAGAACTCATTTTTGAAAATTTTTCCCAATTCATTGCATTATCATCCCTTTGTGGAATATTTGTAGCACTTGGTTTTACATCAATTGTAGTAATTGCTTCTTTAGTTTCCTTTACAACATTATCTTTGTAATTTGTAAATGTGCTTTTTAATAAATTTGCTCTTTGAATAGTAGCATTTTCATCTTCACTTACTAAAGTATCAATTAGGCTATCATCAATGTTTAAACCTCCTAAAACTTCTTTTGCTTTTGCTTTATTAACAATTATTTTTGACTGCTTATAATTGTTCTCAGTTTCTTTTTTCATTGCTTCAAACTTTTCTTGTTCAGTCATATTTGCTTTGTTAATTTCTTCAAGTTTTGCATTTGCTTCATTGTATTTTGTTTCAAATTCGCTTTTTTGTAAAACTTCACTTTGCAAATCTGCAATTTTTTTGTCCTTTTCTTTGTTTATACCATGAAACGTATTAAGTAAATCAGTTACTTGTTCCTCAGTATAACCTTTTGCTAACAAATCTTCTCTTTTCATATTATCATCTCCCTTTCCTACAGTAATTTTACGGTTTACCAACCTTGAATAGAGATTTATGTATTCACATTTGTTTACGCTCAAATGTTAAAGCCTTTATTATTGGCACAGGTTCTAGGTTATGCTCCCAGTTCTTTGGTTTTGGAGACCAATGTTTTTCTGATTAAACTAAACCCATATCTAAAGGGCTATTGCCCTTGATTATCTAATTCACTTTTATTTGTTATTTGATTATTTTGGAAATTTGCCATATCTTCGGCATTTGTTGTTTCACCATTTGTTCCAAAATCACTTGAATTACTACCTTTATTTTGTTGTGATACTTGGTCGCCAAATAGTTTTTGTTGTTCTTGTGATACTTTTGCACTATCTCCAAATAGATTAACTATGCTATTTGCTATTTCTCTAGGTATATCACAACTATATAGATTTTGTAGTGCTTGTGTCTTAACAAGAATGTTATCTGACATATCTCTTTGGAATTTTGGCTCTACTTCACTAACTTTTAGTGTTGTTATTCCACTATTAGGAGTATTTCTACATATTGCAAGTATTACTTTTAATGCTTTTAAATCACACATACCAAACATACACTCATCACCCTCTGCTCTAATTCCAGCAGAAGTAAATCCTTGACCTGTAAGTTTAGCCTTTCCAGTATCTCCACTTGTTACTGTTCCACTATCACTTGCTATTGGTATTGCAAGTATTTGATGTAGTGATGTAAGTAATCTATTGTAATATGTTTGTGTATCTTGAGCATTTAATCTTCCTTGTAATAGGTCTACACTTGCTTTCTTTTGCTCTGTAGAACTAATACATACTGCTCCCATTTCTTTAATATCATCTAAATCTTCTTTTGATACTTCGGCATTTGTGAATACCATAATAGCATTTACAAATTGTTCCATATCATCTTTATCAAGACTTTCAAGATAATTTATATCATTAAATAAGTCTTTACCTAGTTCAATTAATGATATTCTCTTTCTATTTAGATAACTTTCAATAATTATATGTTCATTCCATATTAACGGTTGTGGTTTCCCAATTCTTTGTAATGACCCACCTTTGTTAGAATATGTTACTACCTTATTTCTTAAATATACTTGGTATACATCATATAAGACAGGTTTTAATACTTCTACACCATTATCTCCCGTACTTGGTTGGTAATCATACATTGGTGTATCAATAAATGCAAATAATTGCTCATTTCCTAGCCTACTTGAATATACTACTTCGGTATCTTCTACTGGGCAATTAATAATTTCAAATGGTGCTTCATCTTCACTACCAACTTTATCTTTATTAATGTATCTAAAACCTCTACCACAAACAAGGACATCTTCAAATAAGTCCATATCTTTGGCTTTTTTATTTTCATATCTCACAAACTTGTTTAAAGTTGATATTTCAGCACTATCAGAACTATTAAATTGAACATATTGAATAGGTTTCCCTAAAAGGAATGTTTTTTTGAAGTCTACACAAGCATAAGCCCAGTTTTCTACTGTTTTATTGTTTATTTCTGGTCTTGTTTGCTTAACTTTGTTTTTTATATCTTGGTCGCCATAGTAGAAACTCTTTAAATATTCACTATCTTGTCTATTCTTGTCATGCAATGGTTTGCTATTTTCTAATATTTCAATTATGGCTTCATCTTGCTTTTTTTGACCTAAACTTAACAATTCTTTTTCGGTTATATTTGCAAGTAAGGTTATTCTTCCATAAGTTTTTTCCAATTTTACCCTACCTCCTACTATTCATTTTAAATTATACATATATTACTTGTTTTTGTCAAATATGGGCATTAAAAAAGAGAAAATAGTATAAATATACTACCTCCTCTAAATGTTTCTTAAAATGGTCTAAAAATAGGTTTTACTCTTTTGGGTTTTGAACTTCCCTCAACAAATTCTTGTGTAAATAACCCACTGCTGTCAGGTGAATCATCGTTCGCATTTCTTCCATCATCATTATATAGTGTTAAATTTTCCATAAATTTACCCATATCAGTATTTATACCAAACATGTTTTTTTGGGGAAATACTATACATCTTAATATATTCCCTTTTTGGTCTGTTATTCTTGCTTTTTTATTCTCACAATTGTATTTTTCTCTTATTATACAATAATTTACACCATTTTGTTTTAAAATCATATCTATATTTTGTTTTAATTCACTTGTTACATTGCTTTCTATTACAAGTTCTATTATATGATGCTGTATTATCTTATTACATACTTCTTCGTACATATCTTTTGTGGCTGTTCTTGTAAATATACAATCTTCTAAATAATAGTCCATATTATCACCATTTGGCACTTTGCAACATATTGGCATTGCAAAGAAGTCTTTACCACTTTTTCTTGTAGCATCTATTACAGCATATCTTCCTATATATTCAGTTTTAGGAATTGTTTCATACGTTCTTAATTTATTATAACTAAAGAATAGACTTTCTGGGTCAGTTGGTATTTGTTGGAAGTTTGTTTGCCATAAATAATCTTCTATATCTTGCTTTTCTAAAAGTAATTCCTTTGTTGTTTTAAGTTCTGGGCATGTTGATAACCCAGTTTCATAATCTAATGCTGGTACTTGAATTATTACTGTAGAACCATCTTCACTTACATAAGTATATTTATACTTTGGATGCTTATGAAATTTAAAATGTTTCTTACAATTTGCAATTAATAAGGCAATAAAATCACCACTAGCCCATAGTGTACCTGTTACAACTACTTTAGGTATCTCATTTTGAACAAATCTTTTCTTCCATACTGTATTATATTTATTGAAATAATATTCATTTAATGTTTGAACTAAAGCCTCTTTATAATCAGCATACAAGTCATCTATATGTATCCTTTGGCTTGCTCTTACACCTACTACGTTACTTTGTGTTGTTTTTGCATAATAACTAGCATTTAATTTACATTTTTTAAGTTTCCAAGTACCTTCCGTTTCCTTTAAAAAGTAATTTCTATCATTTTCATCATATTTCATATCTGGAAATGCTTCTCCAAACCAATCACTTTTTATTTCATCTAATACTACTCTACTACCACCTTTTACTACATCTTCATTTGAGCATAATGATAGTACGGTTTTAGTTGGGTCTACACCAAAAGCCCATGCTTCACTTATCTTTTCTGGAAATGTTTTTCCAAATCCTGATGGCATGTTTGCTATTAATAACCTTAAATTAGGATTTGTTACTATTTCTTCTAAATAATGAACATATCCTTGCATTATTTCATATCTTGGAGCAAAAAACTTATTACTTGGCTCATCATCCCATTCTCTATAGATAAAATAATGCTCTAAGTTTGTTCTTGCCCCTATTCTATAGGCATTATGAAGTTGTTTTTCATATTCTACCTTATTTTTTATGTCTATTTTATACATTAAATTAAGAAGTGGAATGTATTTTTTAACACATAATTTGCTTGCACCTACTTGATTTAGTTCAAAATATCTATTAAATAAGGCATATAAGTCATTTAACATGTCTAATATGTCATCATAATTCATTTTATTTTTGACTTTATAGCCAAAGTTCTTGTCTAATATACTAAAAATATCAGTAATATACTTTAAAACTTCACTTTCCGTAAGTTCATTTTGCATATAATACCTCCTTATTTGTCCTTTTTATCTAATAATTCCTTGTATTTTGCCAGTTTACTATCTATTTTATCTGTATTTATGACTTCTTTATATGTAATGTTGACATTTGGTTGAACTTTTTCCACCATCTCATGCTCTGCTTTTAGTCTAAATAGTGTGCTTCTTTCTTTTGTATACCCCATTTGTGAGAACATTAGGTTTTCTTCCCCTATTTCATCATATATTTTATTTACTATCTCTCTCATATCTGCATCACTACTATTTTTTAAGTTCCTTAATACTCCTGTACTTATTCCTATAAACTTGCAAAAACCTGTTAATGTTGGTAAATAATCCCCTATATTTGCATTTACTTGTGTTACTAGAAATGTATAATAGTCAAAAAATATCGCTAATTGCTCTGGACTATATAAAGGTGTCTTGCTTCCTAGTGGATTTACACTTTTAAAAAAGTAGTTTGTTATTATTAATGGATTTATTCTCTTATCATATTTCTCACTAAACTCTATTATTTCTTTTACTTTTTCTTCTTTTAACTCTTTTATTGCATTAGATAGCCCTTCTACTTTGCCATCTACATAAAACTGCTCTAGTTCTTTTAATTCTAATTTATTATTTACTATTATTTCTTTATTTTTTCTTCTTGCATCTTTCATTTCCCCCACTATTGTCTTTTTCATATACTCTCTTACCTTTCTTGATTATTATATCATATTTGCTATAATTATTCTAGGAGGCTTACTATGAACGATATTTTATCTTTTTCTATTCCACTTAATCCAGTTACTAAAAAAAATCATGGGCAAATCATTTTATGCAAAGGACACCCTATTATGTTACCTTCTAAACCTTATATCGAATACGAGAAGGCTTGCAAACCTTTCATGCCTACTTTAAATCACCCTATTGACTACCCTATTAATCTAAAATGTACTTTCTATATGAAATCTAAAAGAAAAGTCGATTTGTCTAATCTTATCTCTGCTATCTCTGATATACTTTCTAAATATAATGTCATTTTAGATGATAATAGAAACATTATTGCTTCTTATGATGGCTCTTTAGTTCTTTATGACAAGGATAACCCTCGTACTATTATCGAAATCTCCCCTAAACATGATTACCTATCTTGGTAATCTTTTTTTTACCAATATAAAAGAGTATATTTCTATACTCTTTTAAAAGGGGTGATTACACATTCCTTCTTGTAAAGGGTGTATATGAGAAGCAATCTTTTACAATTGCAACCTAATTATATCACTTCCCCTTTTTTTATGTCAATTTTTTAACTCATCTCTATTAACTGCACTATTCCATAGACTTTTTCATCTATATCTACTCCTAGTTCTACCATCGGTACATACTTGTCTTTCCTTTTTCCTATTTTTACTCTTATCTTCTCTCTTTTACACTCCAAATACTCTAACTCTTTCCCATATACCTTTTCTAGTATGTTTATTATATGTATTCCTCCAGACAGTTCTATTATTCTTATCGGATATTCTTTTTCTCCTATTTTTATCTTTCTTTCACTTATTAACTCTATTTCCATCTTTCTCTCTCTCCTTTGCTCTTAATATTATCACTTTTTTTCTTACTTTACAATATGTATCTTGTAAAAAAATGATTAGCGATATAGAAGGGGGTAACAAAGCCCATTTTTCACTCCTATAATTGGGTGGGGTGTGCCTCCAGATACACCAAAAAAGATGTTAAATATGTTCAATGTTCATAATTGATATAATTATGAACGTTGATTTTATAATAAAATTAAGAAAATATTTTTTAAACAGTTAACATAATATATAAAAAAGATTGTAAGCCCCCTTACAAAAAATGCATATCTATCAACACCATATATAATTACATCATATATAATAATATTGTACTAAATAAAATAAAAATATATACTACGCAACTATATATTACATAATAATATATATACATATATATATAATAAAATATATACTAGATAATATTTTAGATAGTAAATATACTATTATTACACTTATATAATATAATACTAAGATTTAGTATATACTAATAATTAGTATGATACTAAAATATAGTAGATACTTAAAATATATGGGAATATATTCTAATTTAAATAAAATATATAGATACTAACTATTCTATATATATAAATCAATAAAAT